AAATTGAACAAAAAAATGCAATGACTGAGAAAGAGTTTTTACAGCATATGAAAGAACTTGAGTCTGTAGACGCCAACATCGATAAGCTGGAGTATAGTTTGAAAGGGGTGTAGATCGTGAAAGTGAAAGCAACACAATCATTACAGCATTACGCAAGCCCTTACTATGATCCCGTTAAAGCACACGAATATTATATGAAAAATCGCAAGCTGACAGGAACAAAAAGAACTGGAACCTTAAACGATGCGGGAAAAGCGGCAAAAGCATATGTAAAGAAACAAATTGACGAAGAGAAGGAATCCCGTCTGAATGATGAGAATACTTCAAAAACCAGCAAATTGGCAGCTTTAAAAGAGACAAAGACTCAACGAGTAGCGTCTGCTAAAACCGTGCGTGATGCTGCTTATCAAGAAGCAAAAGATAGAAAATCAACTTCTTCGGAAAATGCGAAGAACGAGAAAACGAAATCATTAGAAGATGCGAAAAATGTGCGTGATGCTGCTTATCAAGAAGCAAAAGATAGAAAATCAACTTCTTCGGAAAATGCGAAGAACGAGAAAACGAAATCATTAGAAGATGCGAAAAATGAAAGAGATAAACAGATTGAATCCCATACTTCCCAAATGAATTCCCAGATTGAATCACTGCAAAATCAATTGGATGCTATGACAACAACCGAAAAGAAAGAGAAAAAAGCAAAAATTCAGTCCGAAATTGATAAGTTACGTGAAAAGAATGCTGCTAAAAAGGAAGAACTCGTGGCCGCATATAAAAGTCAAAGTGAATCTATTGGTAGTGATTATAAAAAGAAGACTGAATCAATTAATAACGACTATCAGAGTGCACGAAGTACGGCTAGTAGCAATTACTCTGATGAAAGTGAATCTATTGGTAGCGATTATAAAAATAAGACAACATCAATTAATAACGACTATCAGAGTGCACGAAGTACGGCTAGTAGCAATTACTCCGATGAAAGTACCTCTGCAAAAGAGGACTATACCAAAGGTGCGTCTTCTGTACGGGAAACAAGCACACAAGCCAAGTCGGAGATTCGTTCAGAGTCAAAAACGAGATACAATGAGGAACTCGACAAGATTTATGCCAATTCGGCATTTTTAAAGTCTTCTTCGAAGAAAAGTTCTAAAAAGTCATCTTCCTCTAGTAGTAAAGTTGATACTTCCGGGAAGAAAACAAATAACCAGATCAAACGAGAAGAAGCGAAGAAAAAAACTCAGTCTGCGCACTCATAAAAAATAACAGGAGGTACAAAACAAAATGAAGTACGATTTTAGTGGCTGGGCCACGAGAAATGATTTACTTTGTGCCGATGGACGAACAATCAAAAAAGATGCGTTCAAGGCACAGAACGGTCAGACGGTTCCGCTTGTATGGAATCATAACCATAATGATCCCAACAATGTTTTGGGATTGGCTCATCTTGAAAACCGTGATAGCGGTGTATATGCCTATTGCGAATTTAATAACAATGAGTCTGGAAAGACGGCAAAGGAATTGGTAAGACACGGTGATGTTCGTTCTCTTTCCATCTTTGCAAATCAGCTGAAGCAAGCTGGAAGTGATGTACTTCACGGAATCATTCGGGAGGTAAGCCTCGTTCTTGCAGGAGCAAATCCTGGAGCTTTTATCGATGATGTGATTGCTCATGGCGATGATGCGGATGCCGGTATCATTCTCGGATATGACGAGAATATTATCATTTATCATTCCGATGACAAGCCTGATAAAGATGATGATTCAACGGAAAACAAAAAGACCGGAGAAGAAGATACTCCGGATGATAAGGAAACAGTTGAAGATATATTCAATACGCTTACCGAAAAGCAGAAAACTGTAGTGTATGCATTAGTAGGAATGGCAAAAGGCGAGAAGCCAGATGATAACAACAATGACAAAGAAGATGATGAATCTAAAGGAGGAGAAACCACTATGAAACATAATGTATTTGAAAACGATAAGCAAGATGATAAGTCAGTGCTATCACACGCAGACCAAGTAGACATTCTTGCCTTGGCTAAGAACTCAACTGTAGGAAGTTTCCAGGCAGCATTAGAGATTTATGCAAATGAGAACAACCTTCAGCATGATGCACTTAGTGGGGGATTTGTACAGACAGGTGAGGGCAGTGTTTCTTACCTATTCCCAGAGTACAAGGAAGTTAGACCAGGTGCACCAGAAATTATTAACTATGACCAGGGGTGGGTAACTACAGTATTAGGTAAGGTTCATAAGAGTCCTATTTCAAGAATCAGAACAAGCCAGGTTGACATTCGTGGATTAGATGACCTAAAGGCAAAGGGATATGTAAAAGGTAAAGAGAAGAAGCTTACAGGCAACTTTAAGCTTGTTAGACGTACAACAGATCCACAGACAGTATATGTGAGAAACGCAATCCACAGAGATGACATCACAGACATTACGGATTTCGATTACGTAAAGTACCTTTATGACATTGACCGTACAATGTTAAACGAGGCACTTGCTACAGCAATAATGATTGGTGATGAGCGTGAAGATGGAACAGAGGATAAGATTTATCCGGATAAGATTAGGCCTATTTGGACAGATGACGACCTATATTCAATCCATGTAGACATTGATCTTGAGAAAGCTAAGAAGGAACTACAGGGTTCTAATACATCTCTCTATTTTGGCGACAATTACATCCATTCTGAGGCGATGGTCAATGCTATTCTTTATGCTAGAGAGAATTACAAGGGAACAGGTACACCAGACCTTTACATCAATCCTCACGAGCTTAATGTTATGCTTCTTGCCAGAGACAGGAACGGTAGAAAGATTTATGCGTCAAAAGCAGAGCTTGCGTCAGCACTCAATGTAGGTAACATCTATACCGTTGAGCAGTTCGCTAATAAGACACGTACTACCGAAGATAATAAGACAAAGAAGCTTCTTGCTATCGTTGCAAATCTTGCTGACTATTCTCTTGGTTCTACAAAGGGTGGCGAGATTACACACTTCACACAGTTTGACATCGATTTCAACCAAGAAAAATCACTGCTTGAAACAAGAGTTTCTGGTGCATTGACAAGAGTATACTCAGCAATCGTTATCGAGGAAGACGTGACAGAGACAACCGATGTATCTGATGACGAGGAACTTAATGCTTAATTAGCAGTAAAAGGAGAAAATTCAAAATGAGCAAATTTTTTGGAACAATCGGTTACGCCGTTACGGAAGAAGTTCGACCGGGGGTATGGGCTGACACAATCGTCACTCGGGATTACTATGGCGATCTGACCCGAAACACTCGACAGATGCAGACATCTGACAATCTCAACGATAACCTCAACATCTCAAACGAGATTAGTATCGTAGCCGATCCATTTGCTCGTGAGAACTTTCATTCTATGCGGTATGTCCAGTTTATGGGTGCTAAATGGAAAATTACCAATGTTGAGGTTCAGTATCCTAGACTGATTTTAACGGTAGGAGGTGTGTATAATGGGCAACAGGCGTATGAAACTTCATGACATGTTATGTGAGATTCTTTCCTGCCCCGTTAAGGGCGAGAATTGTAGAGCCTACTTCCAACCACCTGCTTCTGTGCAAATGAAATACCCCGCCATTGTTTACGGTCTTAACGATGTTGAGAATACGTTTGCAAATGACGGGGTTTATTTATCGGTAAAAAATTATTCGGTAACTGTTATCGATAAAGACCCAGACAGTGAACTTGTCGATAAGGTGTTATTGATTCCGACATGCCGATTTGATCGGTCGTACAAAAAAGACAACTTAAATCACTATGTATTTGAAATATTCTTTTAAGGAGGAACAAAAATATGAGTAAAAAACTTGTTTGGGATAAAACAGGTGAACGCCTCTATGAAACCGGTGTAAGTCAGGGCGTTCTTTATCCGATTCAGACCGGAGGTGTTTATACCAAAGGTGTTGCATGGAACGGTTTGAGCAGCGTAACCGAAAGCCCTTCCGGAGCAGAGGCTTCACCCGTTTATGCAGATAACATTAAGTATCTTAACCTGATGTCCGCAGAGGAATTTGGCGGAACCATCGAAGCCTACATGGCTCCCGATGAGTTTGCGGAATGTGATGGTTCTGTGGAAGTTGCTCCCGGCGTTTATGCTGGTCAGCAGAGTCGTAAGGTATTCGGTTTGTCGTACAAGACACTTCTTGGAAACGATGTGGATTCCAACGATTACGGCTATAAGCTTCATCTGGTATATGGAGCATTAGCGTCACCTTCTGAGAAAGGCTATTCAACCGTAAACGACAGTCCGGAAGCACTTTCACTTTCTTGGGAATTCAGCACCACTCCGGTAGAGGTTACCACGGAAGTAAATGGCAAGAAGCTCAAACCGGTAGCACTTCTGACCTTCGATTCTACGAAAGTGGATGCTACAAAGTTGGCAGCTTTGGAGAACATTCTTTATGGTAGCGATGGAGAAGACGGCACAGAAGCAAGACTTCCACTTCCTGATGAAGTAATTGAGCTTATGAAGGCAGCAGGCTAAGAAAACAGCCACAACACAATAATCACAAATGGAGTCGTATTCAGTTAGGCTGGCGACTCCTTTTTATTTGAAAGGAGAAAGTTTTATGTTAAAGAAAACCATGACTTATACAGATTACAACGGAGTTCAGCGTACGGAGGATTTCTATTTTAATTTATCCAAAGCTGAAGTTACAGAAATGGAAATGGGTACTGCCGGAGGGCTTGCAGAAATGATTAAGGCTGTTGTCGACGCAAAAGACGCACCGTCGATTATTAAGATCTTTAAGGATCTGATTCTGAAAGCTTATGGCGAGAAAAGCCCGGACGGAAAGAGACTCATTAAGTCAGAGGAATTGTCCACCGCATTCTCTCAGACAGAAGCGTACAGTGATTTGTTTATGGAGCTTGCGACGAACGCAGATGAGGCTGCTAAATTTGTAAACGGAATCATCCCGAATGCTCCGGAACAGAAAATAACAGCAGCGATTCCGACAGCAACTTCCAATTAAAAGAGAGGTAATGATAGATGCTCAGAATTACGATACCATCTGCCGAACTTTGGGATGAGGCTCGACAGGAGTTCGTCCATACAAAGCCGCAGACTTTGCAATTAGAGCATTCATTGGTCTCAATTTCAAAATGGGAAAGTAAATGGAACAAAATCTTTCTCTCAAAGGAAGAGAAAAGCATTGAAGAAACCATCGATTATATAAAGTGTATGACACTCACCCAGAATGTTGATCCTGAAGTATACAACTATTTAACGAATCAGAATATTCGAGAAGTTAATCAATACATAGAGGCTCCGATGACTGCTTCTACTGTTCCGGAAGATAGAAAACTTCCTGTCAGTAGAGAAAGGGTTTCATCGGAGCTTATTTATTATTGGATGATTTCTCTTAACATTCCGTTTGATTGTCAGAAATGGCATTTAAATCGGTTGCTTATGCTTATTCGGATTTGTAATTTCAAGAATCAGAAACCGAAGAAACGGAGCAGACGCGACCTTTATAGCCATCACGCTGCGATAAATGCAGCAAACAGAAAGAGATTCAATTCGAAAGGATGACGGATATGAGTAATAGTAGTTTGATTTCTTATACGAAACTCAGCCCAAACCATTCTGGACAGAGAACGCACTCGATTGATCGTATTACCCCGCATTGTGCGGTTGGTCAGCTTTCAGCAGAAAGTATCTGCGGGTGCTTTGTAAGCTCATCCAGTGGTGCAAGCTGTAATTATGGCATCGGCACAGATGGTCGTATTTCTTTATGTGTGGATGAGGATAACCGCTCTTGGTGTTCTTCTAATAAAGCAAACGATCAGAGAGCCGTCACAATCGAATGTGCAAGTGATAAAGTTCATCCATATTCAATGAATGATTCTGTTTATGATTCACTCATTAACCTTTGCGTGGATATCTGCAAGCGAAATTTCAAGACTAAACTTCTTTGGCTCGGTAATAAAGAGAAAACATTAGCTTATTCGCCGAAAGATGATGAAATGGTGTTAACTGTTCATCGCTGGTTTGCGAATAAATCGTGTCCAGGAGATTGGCTGTATTCGAGGTTGGGTGACTTAGCAAAGACAGTTACAGAAAAACTTGGTGGTGCATCTGCAATAGACACAACAACAAATAATGAACAGATTATTTGGAATTTCTTTAAAGGAAAAGGTCTGAATGACTTTGCGATAGCAGGTATCATGGGTAACCTTTATGCGGAGTCTGGACTGAGATCCACAAATCTGCAAAATTTCTACGAGAAGAAGTTGGGGTACACCGACGAGAGCTACACCGCTGCTGTTGATGACGGTTCATATTCCAATTTTGTGAAAGATAGTGCCGGTTACGGCTTGGCTCAGTGGACATATTGGAGCAGGAAGCAGTCTTTGTTAGAATACGCACAGTCGGTTGGAAAATCTATTGGAGACCTTTTCATGCAGCTTGATTTCCTATGGAAAGAAATGCAGACATACAAGACCATGATTACATCGCTAAGCACAGTGACATCTGTTCTCGAAGCATCAAATATTGTTCTATTGCAGTATGAACGTCCGGCTGATCAAAGTGAAACAGTTCAGAACAAGCGGGCGAGTTATGGCAATGTTTATTACAATAAATACGCTATTGATGCATTTAAAGTAAAAGTCAATATTGATTCCCTTCGTATACGAAGAGGGCCAGGTACAAACTACGACTTTACTGGTGCATACACTGGAAAGGGAACTTTTACTATTGTTGAGGTTCAGAATGGAGTTGGTTCTGAAACTGGTTGGGGCAGACTGAAATCCGGTGCTGGATGGATTAGCCTGGATTTTGCAACAAAGTGTTAGGAGAACAACATGATAACTTTCAGACAAAAGGGTGACTTCTCTAAGCTTACCAAATTTTTGGAGAGAGCAAAGGAGTGTGTTCATCTTGGCGACCTCGACAAGTATGGTCGAGAAGGGGTGGCTGCCCTTGCGTCTGCGACGCCGGTAGATACGGGAAAGACCGCAAGTTCGTGGCGGTACGAGATCAAGCAAGGGAGAAGCTCCGTGTCAATCGGTTTTTACAACACGAACATTCAAAATGGAGTTCCAATAGCCATTATTTTACAGTACGGTCATGCGACCGGAAACGGAGGCTGGGTACAGGGGCGAGACTACATCAATCCTGCTATCCAGCCTATTTTTGACAAAATCGCAAATGAGGCATGGAGGGAGGTAACTAAGTCATGAGCACGACAATTGATGAAAAAGTTGTTGAAATGCGATTCGATAATAAGCAATTTGAGCAGAATGTTCAGACCAGTTTATCGACGCTGGACAAATTAAAACAAAGCTTAAATCTGACCGACGCAGCGAAAGGCTTAGAAGATGTAAATACTGCTGCTTCTAAATGTGACATGTCACCGCTGACGAATGCAGTTGAAACCGTACATGTAAAATTCTCGGCATTTGAGGTCATGGCTATAACCGCCCTCACCAATATTACCAATCAGGCAATCAACGCTGGAGAGAAATTGGTATCATCATTGAGCATCGACCAAGTTACGGCTGGTTGGGAAAAATATGCTGAGAAGACAACAGCTGTTCAGACAATCATGTCAGCGACGGCTAATACATGGGAAGAGAATGCAGAAGCAATCGGCTATACCGGAACTCAGATGGAATTTGTAACCGACCAGTTGGAGAAACTTAATTGGTTCTCTGATGAAACTTCATACAGCTTTACAGACATGACAAGCAATATCGGTAAGTTTACATCTAATGGCGTGGCTTTAACTGATGCTGTACAAGCTATGCAAGGTATTTCAACATGGGCAGCTAAATCTGGACAGAGTACAAACGAAGCAAGTAGGGCAATGTACAATTTGGCACAGGCTATGTCAGTAGGAGCGGTTACACTTATCGATTGGAAATCAATCGAGAATGCAAACATGGCTACACAAGAGTTTAAACAAACAGCAATTGATACTGCTGTTGAACTAGGTACACTAACTAAGGTAGAAGAAGGACTTTGGGAGACAACATCTGGTTCAACTGTAAGTTTAACCGATTTCAACTCAGCTTTGACAGAAGATAAATGGTTTACTTCTGATGTATTGATGGCAACTCTTAATGAGTATGGTGCTGCATCTGTTAGATTAAGTGAAATATGTGATGAGTATGACACAACCGCTTCACAGTTCTTATCTGGGATGGATGATTATCAGAAAGGGACAAAGACAATTAATGATATTGCATCTGACGTTGGTATAAAGACAAGTGATTTAATACCGCTGTTTGAAGAATTAAGCGGGGAAGAATACGAATTAGGATTAGCATCATTTAAAGCAGCTCAGGAAGCGAAGACATTCTCAGAAGCAATTGATGCTACTAAGGATGCTGTATCCACAGGCTGGATGACAACTTTTGATACTATATTTGGTAATTACGAGGAAGCCAAAGTTCTTTGGACCGATTTAGCAAACGCATTATGGGATGTATTTGCTGCTTCCGGAGAAACAAGAAATGCCATTCTTGCGATTTGGAAAGATAACGGCGGAAGAGATGATCTAATTGAGGCATTCTGGAATCTTTGGGATGCCGTAGGGTCAATCACAGCACCGGTAAAAGAAGCTGCCAAAGAAATATTTTCTTTCTTTGATGATTCAGAAGAAGGAATTGAGAAAAGCGGAAATGCTCTTGCTGAATTCACAAAGAACCTTAAAGAAGTTACAGCAAAAATGAAGCTCGGCGATGAAGCGTCCCAGAATTTGAAAAACACATTTAAGGGTGTATTCGCTGTACTCGATATTGCGGGACAGGCTTTTAAGGCGAT